GAACTTTGTTTGTGCAATCTGGAGATGAAACAAGAGAGGTTTCTTCGATTGGCGACACAGGTTCTGGAACTTATAGAGGCACAATTGATTTTCTTATTGTTGCTTTTGGAAAAGGCACAGACACAAATATTGACACTGTCAGAAATCAAATCATTGAAGTTGTCGAAGAAACATTAGATAATGATATAACCAGAAATGGGAATGCAATAGACACTCAGATTATTGAGGCATCTTCCGACGAAGGAACAATTTATCCTTATGGAGGAGTGAGAATCACCGCAAGGGTTATTTATGAATTTACAAGAGGGAGTGCATAATGGCAAAAAATGTTACTATGAAAAAAGGTGAAACTATTATAAAATGTTCTCAAGATCATGTTGAGCATTTCGAAAGTAATGGTTTTGCTATACATGATACAAAATCAGAACCTAAAAAAACTGATAAAACAAAAGAAACCAAAGAGAAGGAGTAATAAATGGCTACACATCATGGAAAAGAAGGTGTTGTTACAATTGGCGGTACAACATTAGGAAATGCCACAGGATTCACTGTTGATACAACTCACGATGTTGTTGAAGACACAGCATTGGGAAATTCAATGAAATCCTTTTTAGTTGGCAGAGGAACTTATACTTTCACAATTGACATGAATTTTGACGAGACAGATTCTGGTCAAACAACATTGGTACAAGGTGCTGAATTGACCTTTGCTTTTCTTCCAGAAGGAAATGAATCTGGAGACAGAAAGTTCTCCGGGACAGGAATCGTCACAGGAATGTCTGTTGGTGTTACTTTAGATGGAGTCACAACAAGGACAGTTTCCGGGCAAGGCACTGGTGGTCTGACAATCGGAACTGTGTAAATGTCTGATCAAAAGATTGATTATTTTGATGGTATAAGAGACCATTTCAGTCAGCTTGACACACAAATAATAGAAGTACCCGAGTGGGGATTGACTGGCGATAAAGCTATTTATTGTAAACCATTTAACATGCTTGAAAAACAAAAGATATTCAAAGGAGCATCAAACACAGATTTGATTGTTCTCATTGATGTTATTATTGAAAAAGCATTAACAAAAGATGGTGACAAAATGTTTAATGCAAGTCATACATTAGCTTTTAAAACTAAAGCTGACACAAATGTCATCGCAGACGTTGCAACCAAAATTATGGGAACTGGTAATGCTGATGTTGAGGATTATAAAAAAAACTAAAAAATGACACTGAGCTACATAATATCTTTGCTTTGGCGGAAAAGCTCTCAAAATCAGCATCTGAAATAATGCAAATGTCTGTGCAAGAATTCAATATGTGGTTAGCATATTATGAGATTCAACAAGAAGAAAAAGAAAGAGATCACAGGCTACAACAGGCAAGAAGGTAAATGGCAACAAAACAAGTAAATATAGATATTATAGCCAAAGACAAAACCAGACAGGCTATGAAGTCAGCCACGATGGGTGTCGAAAGATTAAAAAACTCAGTTTTTAATTTAAGAAATGCATTAGTTGGATTAGGAGCTGGTCTTGTTGCTAAAAGCTTTATTGACACTGGAAGGGAAGTTGAAAGACTCCGAGTCAGATTTAAATTTCTTTTTGATGAAGCGGGAGAAGGTGAAAAGGCATTTAAGGGTCTAATAAAGTTTGCAAGTCAAGTTCCATTCAGTTTAGAGGAAATACAAAGAGGGTCTGCTAACCTTGCAGTTGTTTCCAAAGACGCTGATGAGCTAAATAAACTACTTAAAATCACTGGAGATATTGCAAGTGCCTCTGGTTTAGATTTCCAAACAACTGCCGAGCAAATTCAAAGAACATTTGCTGGAGGTATAAACTCCGCTGATTTATTTCGAGAAAGAGGTGTTCGAGCCTTATTAGGTTTTGAGGCGGGAGTTGCCATAAGTGCAGAACAATCAAGAGACCATATTTTAAAAGCATTTGAAGAGGGATCACTATCTGTCGTTGGTGCAAGTTCCGTCATGGCAAAGACCTTTGATGGAACATTATCGATGATAGGAGATAAGTTTAATTTATTTAAAATGGCAGTTATGGATTCTGCACCTTTTGATTTCTTAAAGTCCGGTGCGATGTTTATTGAAAAAGAATTAGAAAAAAACTTTGGTGGAATTGAAAAAGCGGGGGAAAGACTAGGTGTCGCAATAGTTGGTGCTTTGAAAGACGTTTTAAGGTTTGGAGCAAAAACCATAGATTTTCTGATGCCACTTTTCAAATTTGTTAAAAATTCAGTTATTAACTTAATTGAGTTTGCACAGGGTGTACCACAGCCTTTTGCATCCGTCGGAATTATTGGATTTCTTATGCTTGGCACAAAGGGAAAACTCTTAGTGGCTTTTATAGGTGGCATCATTGATGAAATAAGAGAAACTGTTGGATTTCTAATTCAAGGCTTAGCTACCGCACAAGAAAAACTTAACTCATTTACTTTTGGAAGGAGTCAAGAAAGAATTGATGCAGTCACACAAAGCATAAAAGAAATGAGAGAAATTGCTGAAAGACTCAAAACGCCAATAGCAGAGGTCGATGAAAAGTTTGGAGAGATTGACAAAAAAAATACATTTGAAAAACTAAAAGCAAATACAGACGTGGCTTTCGAAAGCAGTACTAAATATGCAGACTCTCTTGAAAAGATATTCAAAAAAATGGAAAAAATATCTGAAAGTAATAAAAAAGCTCAATTAGCTATTAAAAACCCTTTAGAGGGTCTTTCCGGGCAAGAGATGAATATCAAAGGTCAAGATATATTAGCACCTGGTATGACCGGATCTGAACTTTTAGATGCAAGACCAAATGAACTCGTTGCTCTTCAGAGTATGGCAGACATGGAAGTTGAAATTGCAAAAGCAACCGCAGATAAAAGATTAGAGATCGCAAAAGAAACTGCAAACAAGGAAAAAGAAATTAGACAGAAATTCATTGATGAGCAATTAGCGGTTATCCAATCTGGCAAATTTCAAGAATTAAAGTTAGTCGGTTTATCAGAGCAACAAAAAGAAGACTTAATTGTAACATCTGGTCGAACATTACTTAATCAAATTGCTCAACAAAATAAAACTGCATTTAAGTTAAACAAAGCAATAAGTATGGCAGAAGCAATACAAAATACTGCAAAGGGAGTTACGAAAGCACTCGGTGCTGGTAATATACCTATGGCAATATTAATTGGTGCTTTAGGTGCTGTTCAAATCGCCACTATAGCTAAAACAAAATATCAAGGAAGAAGGCTCGGTGGTCGCATGAACAAAGGTCAACCTTATATGGTTGGAGAGGCGGGGGAAGAGTTGGTTGTTCCGGATTCCCCAAGTACAGTCATTCCAAATAATAAATTAAATTCTGTGGGTCAGCCATTGACTGTTAATTTTAACATTAACACTGTTGATGCCAGAGGTTTTAACGAACTATTAGTAAACAGTCGAGGAACAATTGTTAACTTGATAAATCAAGCGGTTAATGAAAAGGGTAAAATGGCAATAGTATGAGTGGAGCATTACCAAAAACTAATTTTACAGCTATCAACGTCAAAAGTAACCAAAAGACTCTATTAAGCGAAACTGACAGTGGGAAAACATTTAGAAGGCAAATACAAGGTCAAAGATTCAGTTTCACAATACAATATCCACCTATGACAAGATCAGAATTTGCTCCAGTAATGGCATTTGTCATGAAACAAAGAAGTCGCAAAGAAAACTTTACAGTTACTTTCCCTAGTTATTTAAATGCTCTCGGAAATGAAACAGGAACTTTATTAGTCAACGGATCACATGCAGTTGCAGACACCACCATTGCAGTTGATGGGTTTGCCGGAGATGGTGCCGGGAGACTTAAAGCGGGTGATTTTATTAAATTTGCTCATTCAAAAGTTTATATGGTCGTTGAAGATGCAACCTCGTCAAGTAATGCTTCAACTATAACAATAGAACCTCCTTTAAGAGAAACATTAGCAAATAACAGTTCTGTGACTTATGATTCTGTACCTTTTACAGTTCATCTTACAAGTGACGTTCAAGAGTTTAGATCTGGTCAAAATGACAAAGATGGAAATTTGCTTTTTACTTATGAGTTCGATGTTATAGAGAGTTTATAGATGGCGAGAGGCTTAACCAGTTCAGTCAAAACCGAATTAGCCACAGGCAATATTGATCCAGTGCTTTTGATTGAGCTTGGCTTTGGAACACCGGTCTATTTGACAAACGCTAGTTTTGATATAACGTCAAGTATTTCTGGTAGCTCAAGAACATATCTTTCGAATGGACATCTCAAAGGCATAACGGGCGTTAGTGAAACTAATACTCCTTCTAAAAATTCACTCGTGGTTTCGCTTTCTGGTGTTGATCAAACATATATAGCAATTGCTTTAAATGAAAATATAATCAACGATAATGTTTTTATATATAGAGGTTTTCTAGATTCAAACCTTGCATTAATATCTGATCCTTTTCTTTTGTTTTACGGAACAATTGATGAATATAAAATTAGTGATAACACAACTACTGCATCCATAAATCTTACAGTTACATCTCATTGGGGAAATTTTAGTAAAACGAATGGAAGGACTACAACCGATAATTCACAAAAAAGATTCTTTTCCTCTGACAAAGGCATGGAGTTTTCAGCTTTGACTGTCAGAGACATAAGGTGGGGTAGAGAATGACCAGTGTTCATTTATACCAAGCGGAAATAAAAGACTTTCATGATGTTTACGATCTTTTGATCGAGTTTAAACACGATGAGCTTGATCATTTAGATTTACCAAATGTGGACAGAACCAAACTTACATCTTTTATAAATACAGTTTTAAAAAAAGGAAAAATTATTTTATTAAAGGATTTAGACAAAGAAATGATTGTTGGATGTTGCATATTTCATAAAGCTGAGTTT